ACATTTCATCACCTGAACGTAAATTGAGGTTAGATCAATGACACAAGATGATAAAGATGCATTGAAAGAGTTCCTGCGTGGTGTTGCTTTTACCATTGGTCTAGCTGCTGTTGCCTTCATCGGTATTGCTATCATGTCCAGAGGTAACACTCCATCAGTAAATGAAAGCAAAGTGGTTGGTACATACAAAGACTGTGATATAATACAATGGCACTACGATGGACTCTCTGAATACAAATACTTTCTCTATTGCCCTGATAACAAATGATTGTACCTATCGTCGGTTGTATCCTTGCTGGTTGTCTGCAGGATGTGCCAGTTGTTATCTCTAACAACCCTGTCAGATCATACCTAGCACCCAAACCCAAACCAATTGACAAATCGCAATTTTCTTGCTATGTTAATGGTGAGTTCTTTACTTCGTGTCCTAAATGAACATCCCCACATTTAAAACAACTGAACACCAAGAAGAGTTTGAAGTCATCTTTGGAGAGAAAGCAGTTACCTACATTAAATTGCTTGATACTGTGAAAGAACTCATGTATGGTAAAGGTACAGGCAACTATGCTAATCTTCCTGGTACATGCCTAGAGGTAGTCAATGACATCACACGTTCTCTACTCTATGATGCTGAAACTCAATTCAAAGAGAATCACCCAGAGTATAAGACTGAAGATGATCAACTCTTCATCCCACGTAGATCATTCAAGGAAGATGTAGCAGAGGCACTGCTAGAAGCAAATCAAAAGTTCTGGAATAGTTCTAATGAACCCCATGAGTGTCCTGTATCTGATGAATTGACATGCACTGAGTTTCTGGGCGATCATGCATGATCAAACACTATGTTGTAACACTTGAATTTTTTGATGATTCAATCTCAAAATATGTGGTAGACTCATATGCGAGTGAATGGTTTGTGTTACAATCACATCTAGCACATAAATCTAATATTAAAACACACACAATTCATTGTTATGACAGTACCATTCTTTATTGAAGACCCAACTCAATATCATCGTCCTATGGTAGAGGTGCCATATGATATCGTCCAGTATTGTGATGCCTTCAATGTTGACGCAGATCGTGAAGATTTGCGTTATATTGACTGTGTGTGGATGCATATGGGGTATTATGGTACACCAGCATCTATCATGAAAGCAGTTCGTGAAGAATGGAGTCCCCCTGTATATCCTGTATTTGAATAAACGGTAACAGTTGTTACAGTTGACATATTATAGATAATATGGTATACTTAATACCATCGTTCATTCTCTATTCGCAAATAGAGAACGCAAGTAAGCCGACTCGGAACGGATCGTTCATCCTATGCTATCACTACTAGCTGTTTTCGCAATGCATATCCCTAAGGATATGTACCTTAATTGCGAGGACTATCGCTGGTTGAGGGAAGGAATTCAGAGTTCTACTCTATTCACTCCTATTGAAAAGTTCAATATCATCACTAGATGGATTGAGCACACTGATGAAAAATGTTTTGATAACTAGGACGCAAAAGCCGACTGAAGGAACGGGACTAATCATCTCATTTCTTTAGGAGTAAACCAATGGCAAAAGTTACTTATCGTGGAACCGAATACGATACCGAAGAGCATAAGGAACAGGTACAAGCAGAACTTAAGCGTCTGCGTGAGGAAGAAAATTTCTCTCTCATGTATCGTGGAATCAAAGTTCAACGTTCGTTGGTGAAATGATATGGCAATAGTCGCATCTATTACCGCATTCTCGGTAGCATTTATTCTACTGATCTATGCCGAAGTTCTATTACTTAACAGGTAGTATAACACTTAATAAATATCAGGAGAACTTCGGTTCTCCTGATTGACAAACTGATGAGATTACACTATGATTACACGAACAGTTAAGAAACAGCATCTTATCCAGAAGAAAGATCCCCAGCACAACCAACTTTGGGAATGGGAAGAAACATCAGAAGTACGTGAGTTTATTAAAAAGTATGGTAAAGCCGATTGATTGGGATGACATTGAGAGTGCTGAAGAAGAAGCAGTTCGCAAACATGCTAGAGCAGAGTTTCGTGTAGCAGAACTTCAGAAAGAACTTGCTGATCTAAAGGGTATTGTTGACAACACTACAGATAAGAATCAAGCATTTAAAAAAATTAGAGGTTATCAAAAAAGAAAAAGAAGTATTTTTGGGCAGATTGAGAAACTTGACAGAAGCAAAGACTACACCGCAGAAGGTATCCGAAAGCAATATGAATCTTTTCTTGGCGAAGTGGAACCTTCCGACAGCAGCAGCACACTGCGGGATGACGAAAAAGGAAATGAAGATGACGTTCTATGAATTCCTGAAGTACAACCCTCCAGTCTGGAAGGGTTGATTTTTTGGAAGGGCAATCCGATTGGCGACGGAACCTGTCTTGAAAACAGTTGAGTGTAAAAGCCTTGGGGGTTCGACTCCCCCTCCTTCCGTTACACTTTGAGATAAAAAGTGTATAAATAAACTGTAACGTTTTACAACAGACTAGGGTGCCTCAACTACTCGCACCAAATCTGTGATAAAATGTTGAGCAACGGGGAAAGTCGAGTCCCCTAACATCTGCGGGTAACCATTCCGCAAGTAAATCTTAACGAGGTATTTTAAATGATCAAATCTACTATCGCAGCTCTGGCTGCTGCTCCCCTTTTTGCTGGTGCTGCTATGGCAGGTCCTTATGTGAACGTTGAAGCTAACAGTGGTTTCCGTGGTTCGGACTATCAGGGTACTGCTACTGATCTGCACATCGGTTACGAAGGTCCTATCGGTGAGTCTGCTGGTTGGTATGCACAACTCGGTCCTAGCATCGTGACTCCCGATGGTGGCACTACCGACACCGTGATCAGTGGCAAGGCTGGTCTGGGTGTTGATGCAACCGAGAACCTGGGTGTGTACGGTGAACTGTCGTTCGCAACTGGTGCTAACGGTGCTGACAACGGTTATGGTGTGAAGGCAGGTGCGAAGTATCGCTTCTGATCCAGTTCCATAACTGACCTGGGGACCTTCACAGGTCCCCTTTTTTATGCTAAAATATTATGGTAACCAAGGAGGATCTATGACTGAGCAACCCAAACGGAATCGCAAACGTGGTCACAGGGATATGGAACCTGCAGTTCCACCTAAGTATCCTCCTGGTGTCCGTAAAAGAATTCATTCATTCGGTAGACTTAAACAAGAGGTAGAAAAGAAATGACATTCGTAGTGTATTCAAAAGATGGATGCCCCTACTGTTCAAAAGTTCAGCAGGTACTTAAACTTGCTGGCAAAAAATACGTTACCTATAAACTAGGTACTGATTTTACCCGAGAACAATTTTACAATGAGTTCGGACAAGGATCTACATTTCCACAGGTTCTTTATGAGGGTAAAAAACTTGGAGGATGTACTGATACAGTTAAATACTTGACTGAAAACAATCTCATTTAAGTCACTAAATACTAACATCAGAAATAGAGGAGAACTTTATGGACTACACTGCTGTTCTTTTGTTCTCAACGTTTTTAATTTTAGGATCATTCATCATCGGTTTTCTTTCGGGGTGGTTCGCCAGCAAAGTATTTGATGCCTGGTATGAAAAGGCAGATTATGCTAAGCAGGTGATCCACCCCGAAATGTATGACGAGGATGGTGAACTGACTAACGTTGGCGACCTCCTTTACTTGCGTGTTGACCGAGATGATGATATACTGGATGACGAAGACGATTGAGAAACTATGATTCTCGTTGATATGAATCAGGTGATGATCTCCAACCTGATGATGCAAATTAATGTACGCAATGGAGAACTTGAAGAGGGACTAGTTCGGCACATGGTTCTCACCTCTCTCCGAATGTATCGGAAGAAGTTTGGTGAGAAGTTTGGCGAACTAGTCCTTTGCTATGACAGTAAAAATTATTGGAGGAGGAAGGTATTCCCCCAATACAAAGCAACTCGCAAGAAAGATCGAGAAAATTCCAACCACAACTGGAATCAAATCTTTGAAGTGTTGAATAAACTCAGGGATGAATTCAGCAAGTATCTTCCATACAAAGTTCTGTGTGTTGATGGTACTGAGGCAGACGATGTGATTGCAGTGATGACCAAAGATCAAGGCATGAGGAACATCCGATTGCAGAAAGATATGCAACCACCAGTTCCTGTTCTGATCCTCTCTGGTGATAAAGATTTTGTTCAACTGCAAAAGTATCCTTACGTCAAGCAGTACAACCCTGTCAAGAAATCATTCGTAGAGTGTCAGGACCCTCACTTATACATCCTAGAACACGTTCTGAAGGGTGATAAGTCTGATGGTATCCCCAACTGCCTCTCACCCGACGAAACGTTCGTGAAGGGTCTTAGACAGAGGGCAATCAGCAAGAAGAACTTCTCCCTATGGTTGGATAAAGCACCAGAAGATTTCTGTACTGCTGAACAGATGCAATACTATAATCGAAATAGTACCCTCATCGATTTCAAATATATACCTAAGGAGATTGAAGACAAGGTTATCGATGCGTTCGATAATGCCGTCAAGAATAATCGTAGACTAGTGTACGAATATTTTGTCTCAAACCAACTTCTTGAATTGATTAACCACGTAGGAGATTTTTAATTATGTCTGGATGGACAAGTAACAACCTTTTGCTTTCTGAAGTTTTTCAGAAGGTAAGCAATGCAAAAACAAAATCAGAGAAGATCAAACTTCTCTCACAACATAATAGTCCAGCACTTCGTTCAATTTTGATTTGGAACTATGATGAATCTATCATCACACTTCTCCCAGAAGGTGAAGTTCCTTACACACCGAACGATGCTGAGAAGGGAACCAATCACACACAACTCACAAGAGAATATACCAAACTGTATTACTATCTCAAGGGTGGTGCAGACAACCTGAATCAAGTAAAACGTGAAACGATGTTTATCGCACTACTTGAAGGTCTTCATGCTGAGGAAGCAGAGTTGCTTTGTCTTGTGAAGGATCGTAAATTGCAAGATAAGTATCGCATTACACTTGCTACAGTAAAAGAAGCATTCCCATCTATTGAGTGGGGTAGTCGAGGTCCAGAATGATTATCTATGAACAGGATTGTGATCCATCTCTAGCAGAGAATAGGAAGCTGCCATACAATTCATACTTAGTTGAATACGTTTTAGATGGTGTGACTAGGTATGACATTGTAATTACAAATAAAAAGATGGAAATCTTTGACTGGTATTGGGATCA